CCTGGCTTACGGAGGATGCGGATGACAGACTTTGAAATGTTTCAGCAGTGGCTGGAAGATCACAACTATTGTAAAGTGGTCCGCTGCAGTCAGTGCCATTTCTGGCATGATAAGCAGGATCCAGAGTATTCATACCCGGAGGCGACCTGCCGCCGGCACAAAATCAAAACATATCATGATGATTACTGCAGCGATGCGGTGCAGCTCAAAGGAGGTGAATAACATGAGCTTTGACAAGAAGGCATATAACAATGCTTACAACAAAGAGAACTACCTGGGCGTTTCCTTCCGGATCAACCGGATCAGCGAGAAGGACATTGCTGACGCTCTGAAGGATGTTACAAACATGAAAGAGTATATTTGCCGGCTGATCCGCGCTGATGTCAAAAGGAAACAGCGCCGCGCCGGATGGCAGATGAACCGCGGAGACGCGAAGATCCACAAGGACATCCAGCGCTACCCGTTCGAGGTTGTGGAGATGGTCGGCTTTAATGATAGATACACTGTCGGCTTTGCTGAAGATCTGGACGCGGCCAACATGATGCTGGCATATTATGCACAGCGGAATGAGAACGCCGGACCATTGGCCATCTATCACCGTTTCTATGATGAGCATGTGGGCGCCCGCTGTGCGGTCCAGGTGGTTGACTGATGGCACGCAGGAGCAGCGGAACTGCGAAACGGCCGCAAGCTCCTGCGATTTCCTTAAAGAGGGCGCAGGAGATGACCAGGCGGGAGCTTGGCACATATTCAGATGAAACCTTGAAATCTACCTATGTATCAATGAGAAAGGCAGTTGCCAGTCGTGTTAAATCATTTGAGAGGGCAGGCCATGCCAGTACAATCCCGGCCGACATCAGGGCGGGCCTTCCGACTATGGGGTCATTCATCCGGGAGGGTGCTCCTGCTGATGAAGCCCTGGACAGATCCGCGCTGATCGGAATGATTACCCGCGTTGGATCCTGGACGCGCGGCAAGCAGTCCACATTAAAAGGTTACAATAAATGGAAAGAACATTTTCGCGGTGCCATGCAGGAGGCGTTGCCTGATCTTGATCTTTCAACACCTGAAAAGCTGGACGCCTATGGTGAATTTATGGGAGCCATGCAGGACCGGTATGGTGATATGTGGCACTCCATCAGTAACCAGGCACGAGATATTTACAGAGATCTGACAGTATTAAATGAAGATCCGTATCAATTCATGGCTAATTATGACTATTGGGCCGATTATGTGGCCGACGTTAACGCGAGCCGAAAGGCGACCGGCAAGCGAGGGCGTTTATCCACAAAGTTCTCCACATATCTTAATAAATTGAAAGCGGGAAAGATTAAATGACATGCGGCAATATTTACGGTTCTGTTCTGATTTCAAGTTTAAAAATATTCATCTTGGGATCCAGCAGACCAGAAGCAGGAAGAAGATAAAATACGCGGACACTGTCTGCGCGTTCGATATCGAAACAACCAACATAGACAAATACCGGCAGGCCGTCATGTATATCTGGCAGTTCCAGATTGGCCCGCAGTGGACTGTCTACGGCCGCACCTGGGAGGAGTTCAAAACCTTTGTCGACAAGCTGCAGGAGCTTCTGCCGGAAGAAACATATCTTGTGCTTTATGTGCATAACTTATCATTTGAATGGCAGTTTATTAAATCGGTTCTGCCGGTTGACGAAGTATTCGCGATGGATGACCGCAAGATCCTGCGCGTAAGATCCGGCCGGCTTGAATTCAGATGTTCATATATCCATTCCAACATGAGCCTGGACAAGTATCTGCAGGCGATGGACGTCAAGGATAAAAAGGTTAAGGGATTCAATTATAAAAAGAAAAGATATCCCTGGACGCCTTTGACAAAGGCAGAACTGAAGTATTGCATCAACGATGTGCGCGGCCTGGTGCAGGCCGTCATGGTGGAAATGCAGCGTGACGGTGATGATTTATATACCATTCCATTGACCAGCACCGGATACAGCCGGCGCCTTGCAAAACAGGCCCTGGGACCGTACCGGCGATGGATCAAAAGCATGCTGCCAGATCTTGAATGCTTCCAGGCGCTCCGGAGAGCCTTCCGGGGCGGCGATACGCACGCCAACCGATACAACAGCAATATCATCATTAATGGATCCAAAGTGGGCGGGATTCACTCCTGGGACATTTCCAGCAGCTATCCGGCGGTTATGCTGACAGAACGATTCCCGCGTGCCCTGATCCGCCAGGACCCTAAGCTGTTCGATTCAGAATACAAGCACGGCAAGGCCTGTCTGATCCATATTTATATGGAAGATGTGAAACTGCATGATCCGCGCTGGGGCAGTCCTTACATACCCAAAGCAAAATGTGAATCACTTGTGGGCGCCGAGCTGGACAACGGTCGCGTGTTATCTGCTCAGCATCTGGACATGTACATAACTGAAATTGATTTTGAAATCCTGGCTGCAGAATATGATTTCAAATATTCCATTATAGATCTGTGGACTGGCACAAAATCCCGACTGCCGGATAAATTCAGAGATTTATTACTGCAGACATATACTGAAAAGACACAGCTGAAGGGAGGTGATGCATATACATACGGTAAAAAGAAAAATCTGTTTAATTCTTATTACGGTATGACTTAACTGTGCAGAATCCCTGCAAACCGAACTATGAATACAAAGACGGCATTATGCAGCTGAAGGATGAAACCCTGGAAGATCTGATAGACAAATATCAATCAACCGGATGGCTGCCTTATCAATGGGGTGTGTGGGTAACAGCATACGCCCGCCAGAAGCTCCATGCAGGCCTGGCCATCATAGATCCGGATGACTTTGTATATTCAGACACAGACAGCATTAAATGCATGGGCGATTATTCCCAGGCATTTGAGGAACTTAACAGGAAGTACAAACATGATGAACTTTCCGCCCTGGATCCAAAAGGCAAGCGTCATTATATCGGCATATATGAATATGAAGAATCATATAGACGGTTTAAGACAATGGGCGCCAAAAAGTACGCCTACGAGGACCAGGAGGGAAAGCTGCATATCACGATAAGCGGCGTAAACAAGCGCCTGGGAGCGGCAGAACTTGGCACGCTGGACCGATTCAAAGAGGGCTTTATATTCCGTTCAGGCGGCGGACTGGCGGCCTTGTATAATGACTTCCCAGAGGTCACGGAGGTTAAAATACAGGGCCACCGGCTGCCGGTCATAAGCAATGTTGCCCTGTTTGAATCAACCTATACCCTGGGCATGGCTGCCGATTACAGGAAACTGGTGCTGTGGCTGATGAACAACGATATCAGATCAGCCTTGCATTATGAACGTTAATTAAATATTATGAAAGTGCCGGCAGGCCGATGCCGTCCAGTAGGCCCGCCGGTATGAAGTGGACATATAGAAAGAAGAGGACAAAAAAACTATGTCATTTGCAAACAGACACAACAAAAACACATCCAACTTATTCACCTACCAGCAGTCAAAGGACGCGCAGTTCATCAAGTGCCGTGATCTGTATGAACAGGGCTACACACTGGAGGCCAAAAAGGCTGCCACAGTACGCGGTGTATTTATCAGCCGTGCCGGCAAATATGGCCCCAGCGCTTCCCTGATCTGTGAAGGATTCAATGTGAACCTTCCCGCGCATATGCTGGAGGAAGTGGAGGAGATTCTCAGATCTCCGGAGGACATCGAGGATATCAACGCCGGCAAGGTTGGCGTATATGCCTATGAGTATGTAAACCGCAACGGCGGCGCCTCCTATTCAGTCACATGGACTGATATTGATGAACTCCCTTATTAATCTGTCATAACGTTTGGCCGCTTAGGCCGGCGCGGGTTCTGGACGGCCCGCGCCTTTTGTTTATTGGAGGATATATGAATATTTATCTTGAATCCGGATATCTGGACATGCAGAGCATCATAGAATCCGGCTATCCGTTTATTTTTGTTCCCGCTGCCCGCGGCACCGGAAAGACATACGGCTCCCTGAAATATCACTTTGAGGCGGGCCACAGAATCCTGCTGATCCGGAGGACAAAGACAGAGGCAGAGCTGCAGGCAAAAGCGGACTCAACAGCTTATAAAACTGTCTTTGATGATCTGGGTGTTGATGAATGGTCATGCCTTCCCTGCGGATCCGCCGGCTATGGCACAGTAAGCGCCGGAGGCAATATCATTGCATATGTAAGCGCCCTGAACACATTTGCCAATATCCGCGGTATTGACTTCTCAGACGTTGATTATATTGTTTTTGATGAGTTCATCGCAGAGCCTCACGTCCGGAAGATCAAAAATGAAGGCATGGCACTTGCAAACCTTTATGAATCAGTGAACCGGAACAGGGAACTGAAAGGTAGGCCGCCGGTGCAGCTTCTCTGCCTGGCGAACTCTGTTAATATGGCAAATGATACTTTCATGTATTTCAATCTGATCGAGGAAGCGGAGCGGATGCTGCAGAATGACATCGAGATGTCAGAGCTGGGAAATAAACTGCTTATTATTCCGCAGCACAGTCCGATCAGTGAGCGGAAAGCGGAAACAGCACTATACAAAGCTGTTTCTGATGAGTATGCCCAGATGGCGATCAAGAATAAATTTATCCTGAATGACTTTACATATGTTCAGCGCAGGAACCTGAAAGAATATACCTGTCTGTATAAAGTCGGTGATCTGTTTGTTTATAAGCATAAATCAAACCATGAATATTATGTTACCTTCACAAAAGGACAGACAAAGAACACCTACAGCAACGGCTATGCTGACCTGCAGCGCTTCCGGAGGGACAAATGGAGGTTTGCCGGCTATTACCTGGATGGCATGATCCGGTTTGAAAATTACAGGGCCGTTGCCTTGTGGGAAAAATACTTTGCCATTTAATTGTGTAAAATATAATATATTAATAGGATGGCCGGCGCGCACATGGCAGCCGCCGGAAGCGGAGCGCGTGACCGTTGCCGGGTCCCAGCGGCCATTCTTATAATGGAGGTAACGACAATGGAAGCAGAAGCAATCATACAGGCTGTTTCAACACTTGGCTTTCCTATCGTCATGTGTGCAGCGCTCTTGTATTATTTAAACCTTGAGCGGCAGAGCCACAAGGACGAGATGAACAGCATGAAGGACGCACTGGACCGTAACACGACAATCATGACAGAACTGAAAGAAATGCTTGCGGTAATCACCGAAATCAAACGGAAGGATCAGCAGCAATGAAACCGGGCAAACTGTCGAGTTATTCAGATCTTGAGCTGGCGCTTCTGGTCCTGCTTGGATGCTATGGAAACGGCAGCGCAAGAAAACAGGCGCTTGGATCCAGATATGCCAATGTGCAGAAGACTGTGGATTTCATTGTTTCAACCTCAAATATTCCTGATGGATCCGGAGCGGATCAGACCAGGATTAAAAAGGCAATCATGCAAACCTTCTACAATTCTATTGATGAAGTAACAAAGGAAGTAATGGAGAACTTAAAATGAAACTGGACGAGATTTTGACACTTATCAACGCCGGATATACAAAGGAAGAAATTCAGGCACTTGAACAGCCTGCAGCCGATCCGGCACCCGAACAGACAGCACTGGCACAGCCGGAAGATCCTCCTCATTATGACGCTCCTGCCGCGGATCCTGGGCAGTCCGTACCTGCTGCCCAGACGCCGCCGCAGGATCCGGTACTGGAGGCGCTCAACCGGCTTACAAATATGATGATCGACAGGAATATCAATCAGACTGTCATTCAGCCGCAGACGAGGACAACGGAGGACGCGCTGGCGGAGATCATCGCGCCGCCGAAACCTAAGAAATAAGGAGGTTATTCTATGGGAGTAAATCAGCTTCAGATCACTGACATCTATTCTATCCTGAATGACCTGCATACGCAGGCCACAGGCCGATCCGCCATTGCTCCGACAAACACAGCAGACTTTGTAAGCATGGCAACCGCAACACTGGCAGCCGGTACAGATCCGGTTTATAACCAGCTGATGCAGATGATCGGCCGCACTATCTTCTCTGTCAGACCATATGACAGAAAGTTCGACATCAGCCGCAGCAATGAGGAGTTCGGCGCCATCCGCCGCAAGATCAGCTATGCTGACAAGCCGCTGCAGGAAGCTTCAGACACATTTGCACCGGTTGACGGCCAGACCGTTGACCAGTATGTCATCAACAAGGCGGATCCGCTGGAAATGAGATACTATGGCAGCGCTGTCTATCGTGACTGGACAACAATTTTTGAGGACCAGGTGAAAGTAGCTTTCGAGTCTCCGGGCCAGCTGGGCGAGTTCATCAGCGGCCAGATGACAACACTTTCGAACAAGTGGGAGCAGTGGCTGGAAGAACAGAACCGTGCCACAGTGGCCAATTTCATCGGCGCCAAGGCTGCCGCGAACAATGGTATCATTCATCTTTTGACAGAATATAACACGCTGACAGGAGCGACACCGGCTCTGACAGCGCAGGACATTTACAAGCCTGGCAATGTTGATAGCTTCTTCAGATGGGTCCGCGCCAGAATCAACACACTGTCCAGAATGATGAGCGAAAGATCAGGACTGTTCCAGGTTGGAATCACAGGCAAGGACATCAACCGCCACACACCGGCGGCAGATCAGCGCATGTATATCAGCGCTCCTGCTCTGGACATCATTGACGCGATGGTCAATACCATCACTTATCATGATGAACCGCTGGCTTATGCTGATGTCAGAGGCGTCAGTTACTGGCAGAACATCAACACACCGGACGAGATCCAGGTGACACCGGCAGGCATTGACGCAACCGGCGCATTGACCACAGAAGCAACACAGACTGTTTCCAACATCTTCGGTGTTATCTTCGACCGCGACGCCATCGCTTCAAATATGTATATGTACCGCATCGCAAACACTCCGCTGAATGCCAAGGGACTGTATTACAACACCTGGCTGAACGCCCGCCTGCAGTACATGAACGACCTTACAGAAAAAGGTATCGTCTTACTTCTTGACTGATCCGCCGGTCTTCCATCCTTTCACCGGCACGCAAAATACCCTCCGGCCCTCTTTCATACTTTCTCAGCCGGAGGGTGTCTTTATAAGGAGTTCACATGAATATCAATCTCTATACATTATCAAAACGTGAAAACAGCACATTGAGGCCGACCGGAACAGGGACACAGGTAAGCTGCACATTGAAAAAAGATACAAGTGTGGTCAATCCGGTTGTCCTGATCGACTTTGCGGATCAGGCAACGCCGGCAGTTCATCTTTTCAATTATGCTTATATTTCAGATTTCGGAAGATATTATTTCATCTCTGATGTTACTGTGGTCCGCGGTACGCTGTGGGAGTTCTCACTGACATGTGATGTTCTGGCCACATATAAAACATCGATCGGAGCGCACAGCGCGTATATTCTCAGATCCTCACACAGCTATAACGGCAAGGTTTCAGATGCTTTATATCCGGCCATCAGCAAATATGATATTGACGGCCAAAGCAGTGTTGATTATCAGGCTACCCAAAGAGCGTCAACGCCTTGGCAGCAGACAATCAGCAGCGGCTGTTTCGTGCTTGGTATGCAGTCACAGGACGGCAGTATGGGAAGTATTAAATATATTGCCCTGGATCCGGCTAACATGCAGACACTCTGCACAAAACTTGCAACCGATGCTGTCACATCGGCAAATGGATTTACAGAAGTAATATCTGCGATCGGTCAGGCAATGACAAAACAGATGGTGAACCCTCTGCAGTATATCAAGTCTGCCATGTGGTTCCCGCTTCCCTATTCAACTTTCGACGCAATCCAGGCTTCCAATTCCCTTGATACCGGATATTTAAGTTTTAACAATGTCAGTTATAAAGACATCACAACTATGCTGTTCTGGGGTTCGCTGCTTGCCTTCCCTTTAAACAGCCATCCGCAGGCCGCCAGAGGCACATATCTTAATAATCAGCCATATACTGAAAGATATATGTTTGCGCCGCCCTTCGGCCTTGTTCCGATCAATAATGCCAATGTGCAGGACTTCACACATATAGCGGTCAATTATCGTGTTGACTTTGTGACAGGTCAGGCGGATCTCACCATGTACGGCACAAATGATCCACAGCTCAGTAATGTGAACCTGGCAAATAATCTGATCGGCAGGACATCCGGACAGGTTGGTCTGCCGGTTACAATGACGCAGGCAGTTACCGATTATATCGGCATGGTGACAGGAACAGCCCAGGCAATCACCGGCGCCGCGCTTCTGTCTCCGGACATGATGGGCGGCGGACTGTTCAATGTGCTGAACGCCAAAATGCCCAGGCTTGCATCAATCGGCGGGACCGGAGGCCTTGCCGGCATTGCCGGAACATGGCGGGTGTATTCAGTATTCAATTATATTGCGGATGAGGACAACGCTGATGTTGGCCGTCCGCTGTGTGAAATCAAAACAATCAATACAATCCCAGGCTATATGATCTGCAGACATGGTGATGTACCGCTGCCGGGAACAGCCGGAGAGCAGGCCAGAGTCAGGGCATATCTGGAAGGCGGGTTTTTCTACGAATGAGCTATACACCAAGATTGACCGCTCCGGCGGCGAATGATCCGCGCTGGATCCAGGTGAGCAGCGGCGGCTATAATCAGTGTATCTATGGATCAGACGGTCCGCCTTCAGTCCTGCCGGACTGTACCGGCTATGTGCATGGGCGCGTCATGGAGATCCGCGGAGTGAATACAGATGACGGCGGTCTGTCCTTCGGAAATGGCGAGACATACTGGAACGGCAGCAGTCCGGACTGGATCCAGGAATCAGAACCATCCCTGGGCGCCGTTGCCTGCTATTACACAAACAACACACAGGACCGGCAGCCGGGACATGTGGCCATCGTTGAGCAGATCATTGATGCTGATACAATCGTAGTATCTGAATCAAACTACGGCGGCAGCAGATGGGATCTTGTCACCTGTTACCGGCAGTATGGATGGAGACCTTCCGCCGGCTGGAATGTTTCACCATATGGATTTTTGAAAAATCCATATGTCACACCGGGTGGACTGTCACCGGCCGTGTTATTATTAATATTGAAATGGAAGGAGGGAGAAGATAATGCCAAACGTGTTACCCGTGTTGTATGATCAGAAAAATCTCTACAACGCGCAGATCAACCCGTCGACGATCCACGCCAGCAACACAGCGCTGTCCGGATTCTTCCAGCGTTATCTCATGCTGAAGCTGTTCAGCCGGTATGAGTTTACGCTGCCGGATGACTGGGACGCGGACTACTTCCGCTATGTTCTGTTTACCATCGGCTTTATTGGTATCATGAACACTAATAAATATGGCGTGATCTGTCAGCATGGCACGGTAAGCGGCTACAACATTTACTATCGGCCTACGCGTTTACTGGTGGCCAATCCTGCCCTGAAGCGGTCCTATGATCTTACGATCAACGAGGACTGCAGCATTATCAAACTGTCACCGGACTGGCGCGGCGCCTATGATCTTGTCCAGCTTTACGCGGATCAGATGGCTGTCTGTATGGAATCCTTCGGAGTCAATGCCATTAATTCTAAATTCAGCTTTGTATTTGCGGCTGATAACAAGAACATGGCGGAGACAATGAAAAAGATGTTTGACCAGATAAGCGGCGGCAATCCGGCCGCGTTTGTCTGGGATAAACAGCTGTTCAATGATGAGAATGAACCGCGCTGGCAGCTGTTCACAAACAATCTGAAGCAGAACTATGTTGGCAATGATCTGCTGCAGAGCCTCACAACCATTGAACATAAGTTCAATACCCTGATCGGATTCAACAATGCCAATACAGAGAAGAAAGAGAGAATGATTACAGACGAGGTACAGGCGAACAATGAGGAAACTAAAGCCCTCTGCAATCTCTGGCTTGAAGAAATGCAGTCAAGCATGGAGAAGGCCAATAAAATGTTCGGCCTGAATCTGTCTGTCAGGCTCCGGGAGGTTAAGGATAATGACACTTCTGTCAGTAATGGGTCTTTATCAGTTCGACAGCTCGATCTTTAATGTAATGGCGCTTCCGGATGGAGTGGATCGTGATATTGTCACAGCTCAGCTCCTCACAGAGTGCGCGGAGCTTGAGATTATGCTGCCGGATCCGGATGTCTTCAAAACATCACTTAAGTACTGGAGCCAGTCACAGCTTCCGATCTGGACCAAATTATATGAAAGCACACAGTTTGAATATAACCCGATCTGGAACAAAG